TTGAGGTGCGTGTGGTTTATCCTTGGGGGTTCGAGTCCCCTCCCTCGCACCAGAAATTATCCGCGATGTACCGATAAAATTTCGATACATCGCGGATTTTTCTTTTTCTCGGAGATTCCAATACTGCCGGATACTGCTCAATAATGCGCGGTTTTGCAGGTGTTTTGTAGTCAGTTTTGTATCCAGAAAAGCAAGGCGTGACCGTGACTTTTAGTAATAAATGCTCTGCATAAAAACAGGCCGCAGCTTCCTCAGAATGGAAACTGCGGCCTTTTCAGATCGCCCGGCGGTTGCGCCCTATGGGCTTCCGGGAGTAGTCAAAGGGGGAGACACCAGCGTCCTTTGTACGGCGTCCCCTGCATGGTACGCACTGCTAAGAGGCGGGCAGGGGACATGGCGCTGCAGCATCGTGTAGCGGTCTTACTTGCCCTGCGCCTTCAGGCGGTCAAAGGTCTTGTCTGCTTCCAGCGCGGCGGGCGTGAAAGAGTTATTCTTCCACCATGCGATCAGCGCGGTCACGGTGGTAATGCCCGCCGTGACCAACTGCTCCACGGTGGCGCTCTCGATGGGCAGCACGGGCTTGCCCAGAGCGCTGAGCACCTGATTCGCCAGTGCCAGCAGCAGGCAGGCGGTACGAGCGATGGTGCCTGCGGTCACGGTGGGGGCGTTGTAGGTATGTGCTTTCATAGTCAGTTCCTTTCTCTTTCGTGTTCGTGATCTTCCAGATCTGCGATGCGGTGGTTTGCCACCTTCATCTGCTCTTCCAAAATGGGAACGCGGCGGGCAAAGTTGTTGTGCTCCCGCACCTCGCGGGTCAGCTCTTCCAGCTTGGTGTCAGTCACCGCCTGACTCTTGCCGTTTGCGATCAGCACGCCGATCAGGGTCACCGCACCGGCAAGAATGGCTGAGATGATACTCTCCATCGGTATCACCCCCTCACAGCGTCCATCTGCTCTTTGTCGCCCGGGTATCCACGTGCACCCAGCCGGTGGCTCTGCCCGCTTTGACGGGGTAGCGTCCCACACCGCCCCAGTCCGGCATCAGGCTTTCGGCGTAGGCAGCTACGTCCTCCACGCTCACGCCCGCCACCCGGATGTCTGCCGCCCTGCCCAGCAGGTGCTGGCTGCTCTTGGAGCCGCCTACCTCGGCGTTGTGTTCGGGGGTGCGGTAGCCGCTGGTGATCGTCACCGCCTTGCCGAAATGCTCCCGGATGCACTGGAGCACCACGGTCAGAGCTTCGTCTACGAGGATGGTATCGGTACCATCCCGGCAGCGGAACTCCCGCGTATTGAAGCTCGGTGCAAGTTTGCGGTTGCCGTCCTTTGCAAGGCTATACTGTCTGATCATCTCACTTCACGTCCTTTCCTTACAGCCGCTTCAGCAGCGCAGCGATGGGCTCTACATAAAACCGCTCGTAGCCTGCTTTGTTGGGGTGTGTGCCATCGCCGGTGTACTTGCCGCTCAGCCCGCTGATGCCGTGGCCGCCCATGGGCGGGGTGCTTTCTGCAATGTCCACGTAGGGCACACCCCATTTCTGCAGCGCTGCAAGAATGGCGGGCTTATAGGTCTTGTACCAATCTTCGCTGCTGCCGAACAGCCCGCCGTGGGGGAACACGTAGGCCACGCGCTTGTCGCTGTAGTTTTTCGCCAGATACTCCAGCATTTTTTCCAGTGCGCCGGTCATGGTCGTTTCGTCGTAGGTGGCGGCAAAGCCATCGGTCAGGGTGCCCACCGGGGCCTTGTTCCACGCATCATTCACGCCGCCCTCCAGCAGGATATAGTCTGCCTTTGCAAGCGCTGTGGAGCTTGTCACCACCGTGCTGATGCAGGTGCGGATACCGCCGTTTACGTTGTCGGTAATGTTCGGAGCCAGCGTTGCGCCGTTCACGGCTTCATTGGTCACCGTCATGCCATATTTATCTGCGATGCACTTGCCGTAACCGCCCGCACAGCTTGCGCCGTAGGCGATGCTGTCGCCTGCAATGTACAGTGCTTTTCCCGCCAGCGAGCTGATGATCTGGCCGCTGATACTGTATCCTTCCATTTTACCACCCCTTTTCGATGTACTCGTTCACTTTCTCGTCGCTCAGCAGCCCCTTGTACACTTCGCACTGATACAGCGTGCCCGGCCAGAACTGCTGCTTTTTGCTGCCGTCCGCGTTCTGTGCCGCACCGATCAGGAAGGTCTGGGGCACATCGACGATCGTGCCGTTGGTAGTTTTCCACTCGGTCATCGGGCAGTAGGTGCTGCCGCCGCGATATTTACTGCCGTCCAGCTGCACCACATACCGCGTGCGGGTCTTGAGGTGTTCGATGCTGTCCGACAGGGTAACGCCGCCGTAGTTGTAGTAGGCGAACTCCGTCTTATTATTCAGCGGACTGCTGGTGGAGTTGAAGCCGGGCAGGTTGGCGGTGCTGCCGGTCTCGGTCAGGCAGTGCAGGAAAGCAGGCCATGTGCTTGCGTCAAAGTTGTCCCCCGCCTTTGCGTCCACCAGAATGGTGTACTGCGGCGACTCGGTGGAAGCGTGCTCCAGCAGCTTCAGACCGGTGTCAAAGCCGCTGGTCAGCTCCGTTTCGGCGGGCAGGGTGTAGATCCGCTGTGCTGTCTCGGCTGCTTCCACCGTCACGGTGCAGCTGGCGCTCTTGCCGCCTGCGGTGGCGGTCACCGTACAGATGCCGGCCTTCGCGGCAGTTACCTTGCCAGCGGATACCGTTGCATAGCCGCTGGGACTTACCGTCCAGACCACTGCGCGGTTGGTGGCGTTCGCAGGCAGTACGGTAGCGGTCAGTGTAGCGCTGCCGCCCCTTTTCAGGGTCAGGGCAGACTGGCTCAGGTTGACACTCTGTACCGGGACTGTCTCCGCATCGTTGCCCCACTCGCCATTGATGTACGACTGGAGCTTGCTGTCGCTCAGCAAGCCCTTGTACACCATGCACTGGGAGATGGTGCAGTCCAGAAAGCGGGTGTGCTCGCCCGTTGTGGTATAGCTTGCACCAAAGATAAGCGTTTCTGGTACGTCCTTGACTGTATCGCCGGTCTTTTTCCATCCGCTCAAGGTACAATGGGTGCTGCCAACACGATACTGGGCACCATTCATCTGGACGGCATAGCGCGTTTTCGTCTTGGCGTGAGCCAGCGTATCGCACAGGCGTGCATCGTCAAAGGAGTATTTATAATAGGCGAAATCGAGCGCGCCGGTGTTCGGGTTCAGGCAGCCGTTAAAGCCCGGCATACTATCAAAGTTGCCCGTCTCAGTCTGACAGTTGACCATGTTCGGCCACGTGCTTGCGTCTGCATTGTCTGCCACCTGTGCTTCCCACAGAATGGTATACTGCGGGGTCTCGGTGGATGCCTTTGCCAGCAGCTGCAGCCCGGTGTCCAGACAGGTCTTGTCTGCCGAGGATGTGGTGGTTGCGGACGACAGAGTGTACAGCAGGGCGGCTTCGGATTCGGCTGCGGCCTTGACCGTGACGGTGCAGCTGGCGCTCTTGCCGCCTGCCATAGCTGTAACGGTGCAGCCGCCCGCCTTGCTGGCCGTCACAGTGCCGTTTACCACGGTGGCAATGCCGGTGGGGGATACCGTCCAGATGACGCTTTTATTGGTGGCATCCGCAGGCAGCACGGTGGCGGTCAGGGTTTGGCTCTCGCCCTCGTTCAGGGTCAGGGCGCTGCTGCTCAGGCTGATGCTCTGTACCGGGATCTCGTCACTGCCACCGCTGCCACCGCCGCTGCTGCTCCACTCGGTGCGCAGGGCGTTCAGCTGCGCCTGCATGGAGGGGCTGGTGTAGGCGGCGTTTTCCAAAAGGGACAGTAGCAGGGTCTTGCTGGTCTCGCTCAGACCGGAGCCGCCGGTGCTGCTGCTGCCGTTGCCGTTCGGCAGCACAAGGCTCAGCACGCCGTTTTCAATGGTGGCGCTGGCAGTCTCGCCTGTGGTCACGGTGCCGATGGTCAACTCCGGGATGCGGGTCACGCCGTCGCGCATCAGGCCGCAGCGGGACTCATCGCTCCGGGTGTCTATGAGTCGTGTAACCTTGCGATCGAACGTTGGGTAGTGGATCTCCGCCAGACACAGGTCGTATATGTATCCGCTGCGGGTGATCTTGGGCGCTTGGGCATTGTTAGCAAAAGCGGATATCTCCATGCCCTTCAGCACTGTCAGATAGGAGCGGCGTGCGTTCCGGTCAAACCGGAGCACCACGCAGTCGGTGCGGGTGTACATAGCGTTGGGCACCGACAGAGCCAGTGTCACGGGCGCTTGCATAATGACGCTGTAGCCGGTAAAGCGGCTGGGGTGCACCCATGCTCTGCCGGAGCCGATCAGTACCGATTTGCCGCCATCCCAGAGACTGACTTTAAAATCCTCGTCAAGGCAGTATACACCCGAAGTTCTGGCCGAGTGATACCCGGCGGCTTCTTCTGCCGTATAGGTGATGCCATTCAGCGGGTAAGTTACGATATCGCTGCTCAAATGTATCCCTCCTAGATCTTTTTCCAGACCGGTGTGCCCAGCCGCACCGTGCGGGTGGTACCGTCCATCTGACTTTGTGTGATGATGTTGGCCACCCGTACCGTAGCCTTGTAGCCCAGCTCGGGCAGCGAGCAGACCGCGACGTCTCCGGGCTCCAGCGCGTTGTCCTCAAGCTCGACCTCGATGCTGCCGGTGCGGGTCTGCTCCAGCAGCTTGTTCAGACCGCGCGCCATCAGCCGCTCCAGATAGGCGGTGCTGGCGGGGGTCTCGCCGGGCTCCTCATCGGGCTGCAGGTCGCGGGCGTCCACATACATCTCCCGGCGCTCGGCTCCGGTAGCGTCGGTCAGGCCGACCGTCACAGTGGCGCGTGCAGTGCCCTCTCCGGCGCCTTGCACCACGGCTACGTTGCAGTAGTCAGAATCGCCAAAAGCCCACGAAGCGTCCCGCAGAGTGCCCCACCTGCTCGAGTAACGGTTGTTGGGGTCTGCCGTAGGGCGGTAGACCTCAAACCGCAGCTTCTTCTGGTCGTTCTTGCCCGCCAGCACGATGCGGAAGCCCAGATCACAGGCTGCGCCGATGGTGGTCATGTAGTCCATGATGGTGCCACCGGAAGTCTGCTGGGTGTAGGTGGTATCAAAGCCCACAAGCTCGCCCAGCTCCAGCCGTGGCCACGGCTCCATCTCTGCCACAAGGCGGCGCATGGCGACCTCGGCATTTTCTGCTTTGACGATGGCGGTGCTGACCCGCTTGGTCAGGATCCACGTTGCAGGGCTGCCGGTGCAGACAAGGTTTTTGTCCTCGTTGGCGTTTGTGCGGTGGCAGATGCGCATGGGCATCTGCCGGTCACTGCGCTTGACCCAGCAGCCCTCCTGCAGCAGGGCAAGGTTTTCTGCGGTGGGGCGTACCTCCAGCGTAAAGCTGCCCTCGGTGTTGTAAGGCTCGTCCCAGTATAGGCTGACCCATGCGTCCACACAGCCCTGACGCTCCAGCTTTTGGGCGTCCAGCACATCAAGTCGCATTGGATATCACCTCCGGGAGAATGCCCGCGTACATCGGGTAAAAGCTGATCTTGGCCTGCAGGGCGGTCTCGCCGGTGTCGGCACTGAGCAGCAGCCAGTTGTTGCCCGCACGCAGCTCGGTCAGGGTGCTGTCCTCGTCCAGATAGGAGAAGATGTTCTCCTCCGTCTGGGTGGGAGAGTCCTTGCTGACTACGGTCTTTTTTACCGCCAGACGACCGGTCTCGGTCTGGTAAAACTCCACAGTCTCGCCCGGCTGCATGGTAAAGCCGGTCAGCCCGATGAAAGTGTCGTGCGCGACATCCCGGATGCAGGGATTTTTCACGGTCTCAGAGCAGCTCAGGGTGGCGGTAAAGCCTACCGGCAGGCTGCCGGGGTTTTTGCAGTTTGTGCGTTCATTTGTCTTGCTCCGATACTGGTGCACGCTGTAATTTGCCGGGAAACTGAAGCCCAGCCCGCCCAGCAGATAACTCTGCTGGTTCAGGTCGTACCAGAAGGGCTTTTCGCAGTACAGCATGATGTCCAGCCGGGGATATGGCTCGAGCTGCTTTGTGTAGGGGGTCTTGGAGAGCACGAAACGGCAAAACCATTTGTCCCCGAGGTACATAGTCCCCTTGGTAAAATAGGGCAGTGCATCCAGAAACTTTTTGGCCTGTGCTTCTCCGTTTGGTCCCCAGAAGTCGATGATCAGCTCCCGGTATACGCCCGCGACGCTTTGCTGCTCCACGGTGGTGCCGATCTGGTTTACGCTCTGGGCGGTTTTCAAATCGACGGAGACGCCGTTCAGCGGGTCGAGAGAATAGGGTGCACCGTAATCCCAGCCCGCGTAGAGGAACTCTTCCTCATCGGTACGGAGCACCAGCTTGTCGTTCCGCATAGGTCATTCCTCCTTTCAGGTTTTCCGTGCCTTGGCACGATCCGCTTCCCAGCGGGTTTCCCGGGCAAGGTCGGCGGCGCTCTGGGCTTTGCTGTAGATGTACTGGTTGACCGTAGTATCGCCCTCCCGGTGGTAGTTGTTGGCTGCTGCGGCCACCTGAGCGGTGCCGGAAGCAGCCACGCGGCTGCTGACCTTCATGTTGTCGCTCAACACCAGCGCGTTGGCCTGCCGCACCATTTCGGACAGTTTTTTGTTGGCTTCCTGCAGGGCGGCGGTATTGGCAGCGATCACCTCGTCATGGCCGGTGTCTGGCGCGGGCACAGGGGTGCCGGAGCCGGAAGTGCCACCGGTGCTGCCATTGCCGGAGGAGCTGGTGTTGTCCTTTTTGGGCTGGTACTTGGCGATCAGCTCCGCGAGGGACTTCTGGTATTCCACGCCCAGCAGCTGCTTTTCCAGATCCGACATCTGGATAACGTTCTGGGCTTCGTTGATCTGCTTTTCCAGCTCAGCCAGCCGGGTGGCATCGGTGGCGGTTTTCTGTTCCAGCTGCGCGGATGCAAGCTTATACTGGGCATCCAGCACCTTCTTTTCGAGGTCTGCCAGATCCTGCTCATACCCTGCGGCCAGCACCTTCTTTTCGGCTTCCAGCATCCCGGGGTCGTCCTTGGTCAGCTTTGCTTTCTCCAGCTCTGCCAGCTTTTTGTTGTACTTTGCGTCCAGCTGCTTCTTTTCAGCCGTGCCGGACTGTGCTGCGTACTGGGCATCCAGCTGTGCCTGCGCCTTTGCATTTTCAGCTTCGGCCTTTTCTGCCGCTTTCCGCTCTTCCCGGTCCTTGCGGATCTTATCGGCGTAGTCAAAGGCGATATTGGACACGGGGTCAATTTTGCCGTCCCAGAGCCATGCAACGGAATTATAAACAGCGATCAGGCCGTTGATGATGTTGACAAAGCCCTGCAGATAAGCGCCGTAAACGCGCAGCAGACCCTCGAAAATGTAGGACATAAAGTCCCCGATACCGCCCCAGATGGACTTGACACTGCTGGATGCGTTCTTGTTGATGGTGATAAAGCTGCCCAGCGCGCCCACCAGCATCCCGATCAGGGAGATCACCAGCAGGATAGGGTTTGCATCCATGGCAATGTTCAGACCTTCCTGCGCACCGGTGGCCGCCGCTGCGGCAGGCACGAACTGCCCGACAAATCCCGCCGCCAGACTCGCAAGGTTTTTGAACACGCCGGACAGCGAGCCGGACAGCTTGCTCAGAGCGTCCATGGCAAAGGTCTGGATCTGGGTGCGCTGCTCCTGTGTGCAGGCATTCCAGAAGTAGGCGGCAGACCATGTGGCGATGCTTTCCAGATCGCCGTCCTTGATCGCTTGGAGCAGGGTCTTGATGCTGCCCACGACATCGCTCTGGATGGACTTATTGATCTGCTCCCAGCTGGAATCGAGCTTTTCCGTGAACTGGTGAGTCAGCAGCTCTGCTGCGCTGGAGAACTGCGGCCCGGCGTCCTCGATGGTCTTGCTGACGGTCTTGGTGCCGTCTGCGGCGATGGTGGTCACGGTCTTGACCGTGCGCTCTACGCCGTCGATGATCTCGGTGCCGGTGGCGGTGATGGTCTGCTTCTGCTGGGTGGTGCCGTCCTTCAGGGTCTCGGTCACGCTCTGGGTGACCGTCTCGATGCCGTCCGCAAGGGTCGTTGCGGTGTTGGTGACAGATGCCACAACCTGTGCTGCGGCGTCCTTCGCCAGCTTCTCGTTGGTGGTCAGACCCTGTGCAAGACCCTTGCAGATATTCATGCCGATCTCGTCAAAGACCTTGGAGGGCGAGTGGATGCCTAAGATCGTTTTGACGGTGCGCGGCAGAAGATTGACAAGGTCTTTTACTTTGCCGATCAGCGCAGTCCAGCCCGTCGTGATGCCGTTCCACAGGCCGTCTACGATGAATTTGCCGATATCCAGCCAGCGGAACGCTGTGAATACGTCAAAGATTGCCTTGCAGATCTGCGGGATGTTGGCGATCAGGGTCGGGATAGACTGTACCAGCCCCTTGAGAAGGGCAGCTATCAACTGCACGCCTGCGACCAGAAGCTTCGGGGCGTTGTCGTTGATGATGCCTGCGATGTCCGAAACAATACCGGGCAGCTGCTCGATCAAGGTCGGCAGGCCGTCCGCGAGACCCTGCGCCAGATTCAGGATGAACGCGATGCCCGCATCCACGATCTGACCGATGTTCTCCCGCAGCCCGGCGGCAAAGTCAGCCGCCAGCGGCAGCGCCTGCGCCAGAAATGCGGGAATTGCGCTTTTCAGTCCCTCGCCCAGCATGGAGATCATCTGGATGCCGGTGCTCACAAGCTGGGGCAGGGCGGTGCTCAGCCCCTGAACTAAGGCAGCCAGCACCTTGGCGGCAACGCTTAGTATCTGCGGTGTAGCTGCCACGATGCCCTCTGCCAGCTGTGCCAGTATCTGCACGCCGGTGCTCATCAGCCCGGGCAGCTGTTCCGCCACACCTGCGGCAAGTTCGGCGAGAATCTCGCCCGCCGCCTGCAGCATCGCTTCGGGTCCGCCCTCAGACAGGGCGGAGGACAGGGTGCGGATGCACTGGATGCCATAGTTGCCCAGCTCGGTCAGGGTAGGCTCCAGACGCTCAAACACAGCAAGCTGCAAGCCCTCAAAGGCAGAGCCCATGGAGGTCATGACGCCTTGCAGATTGTCCTGCTGGGTCTCTGCCATCTGCCCCATAGCGCCGTCGGCGTTGTCGATCTGGGTGGCTAGTGTCTCCCACTGCTCACCCTGTGCTGCCAGCAGACCGTTTACGGCTGCGAGGTCGGTCTTATTGAACAGCGCATTGATGATGCTGTCCTTGTCGCCCTGCGTCATGCCGTCCATGACCGTGTTCAGGTCGGTGAGGATATCGTCCAGCTGGCGCATATTGCCTTGGGCGTCGTAGACCTCCAGCCCCAGCTGCTCCATGACCTCCCGGGCGTCCTTGGTGGGGGACTGGAGCGACAGGATGACGTTGCGCAGGTGGGTGCCGCCCTCAGCGCCAACAAGGCCAACGTCAGCCAGTTTGCCGAGGGCTGTAATCAGTTCCGTGGTGCCGCCCTTCAGGTTTGCGGCAGTGCCGCCCACCGTCAGGATGGCTTCACCCAGTTCGGAGACAGTGGCACCGGCTTTGCTGGCACCAACCGCCAGCTTGTTGCCGAACTCGTCCAGATTCTCCTTAGTTGCTTCGATCTGCAGAGACGCCATCGCCTTTGTAGCAAGGTTGGACGCATAGGCCAGATCCATGCCGCCTGCTGCGGCAAGGTTCAGCACGCTGGGCAAGACCTCAGCGGCCTTGTCTGCATCGTAGCCTGCCAGCGCCAGATAGTTCAGTGCGTCCGCCGCCTGTGTAGCGGTGAACTTGGTAGTGCTGCCCATCTCTTTGGCGGTGTCGGTCAAACTCTGGATCTGATCCACGGTGGTGCCCATCGTAGCCGCCACCTGAGACATAGATGCGTCAAAGCTCATGCCTACGCCGACCGAGGACTGCGCCAGCCCTGCCAGCTTGCTCCCGGCAGTCTTGGCCAGATCGGAGATCAGGTTTCCGGCGGCCACCGTCATGGAGCTTATGCCCTTGGTAAAGCCGCTAGTGTCCAGCCGGGTGTCGCCGGTAATGCTGTAATCTGCCAATGTGTCCACCTCTCTTGAAAAGAGCGCGGGCACAAAGGCACAGGCTGCTTAAATTTTGATCTCTATCTCCCGGCGGCAAGCCGGGTTTTTGCATTTGACCCACAGTCCCTGCGCGGTGGCTGCGGGCTCTGCCCATACTGGCAGGGGTCTGCCGCAGTAGGGGCAGGGGAGCGGCGCACGGTCAACGCTGCTGGAACCGCGCGAGGAAGGCTGCGTCGTGTTCGGCAACGGATACGGCACGCGGTGCACCCCCTTTCAGCCCCTGCGGGAGGGCGAAGAGCTCCCGCCGCTCCTCGTAGAAGCGGCGCTCCTCCGGGGACATTGCGGTCAGGTCTGCGGTGCGCCAGTGCATGATCTTGTGCATCAGGGTGTCCTCCGGCAGGCCGAGAAACAGCGCCCGGAACCTCCACCAGTGCATGGTAGAGGTGGTCAGGTCGATGCCGTAGGTCTGCTGAAATGCCGCCACGATATAGGAAGCGTCAGACGCATAGTCAAAGGCGACCGCATCGCAGCTTCCGGCAGCAGTGCTGCGCCGGTTTTCCGGTGTAGCTGTTTCGCCGCCAGCGTAGAAGCGGAGCATCGACTGGAAGGCATCCGCAGACTGCGGTGCGGGGATCTCTTCCCCGTAAAAGCGCTGGAATGCTCCCAGCGTGAAGCCGAGAGGGTCTTTTTCGGCAGCGCCCCGCAGATACTGGTTTGCCAGCCATACCATAGGCCGGAAGTCAGAGTTGATTTTGCGCCCCTCCCACATGGTCTCCGGGAGAGCGTTCAGCAGCAGATCAGCCATTTTCCAGCGCCGCCAGCTCTGCCAGCAACTGCTTGCGGCGCTCAGCCTTGTCCGGCTGTGCCGCCGGATAGCTCACCGGGGGCTTATGCCTGTGCTTATTCTCGGCACGGCGCTGTGCACGGTTGCCCTGCGGCTTCAGCGGCACGGTGACAGCGGCCTGTGCGGCGGCCTTTTCGGCTTCGATTGCGGCTTTGAACTCAGTAGCGACCTGCGTGCACTTGCCCAGATCGCTGCTGGTCAGACCAAGACGCTGCGATGCACCATCGCCCAGCACTGCATCAAAGTAATCCATCAGCACAAGGCACTGGCTGCGCAGAATGTCAGAGTAACTTGCGTTCTCCTGCTCCAGCCGCTTTGCTTCAGCCTTGGCACGGCTGATCTGCTGCTTGGACGCAGCTTCCATGCGGTCGATGTCGTCCGCGTTCAGCGCGGAAAACTCAAACTCCAGATTGCAGATGATCATGTGATCTACCTCCTATAAAATGCGCCCCCGCCAAAAGCTGACAGGGGCGTTATCGGTTTGTACAGCGGGCTTAGCCGTGGTTCTCGGCAGTGTAGTCGAAGTCGTCCGGCACGCCGACGGCCTTGACGTCCAGAGCAAAGGTGGCGGCGGCACCGGCAGTGCCGCCTGCGTCAGAGTTGACGATCAGGGAAGCGCTGCCGCATTCGCCCTTGCCGGTGCGGACGCTGAAGTACAGATACGGCACGATGACGTTCTGGCCGGAGCCGTACTTGATCGCGTGGCTCAGGACAAAATCCTGAAAGGCGTCACCCACACAGCGGTTGCCGTTGACCGACAGGGTGCGCTGTACGCTGCCCTTGGTGGTAACAGGACCGGTGCGGATGAAGGTGTCGTCGGTGGTAGTGGCGTTCAGGGCACCGGAGTGCTCCTTGACATGATCGGCGCAGACGATCCACTTGGCCTTTTCGGTCTGGGTCGTCTTGTCGGTCTGGATGGCAAAGATGAAGTCATCGGCTTCCTCGATGCCCTTATAGTCGGCGCTGGGGGTGATGCCCTTCTGGGCTGCCAGCTGCGCGAGGGTCTCAGCAATGGTCATAGTTATCTCCCTTCCTGATAGTACTGGAGTTGAAGTTGAATTTGAAACCGGCAGCTGTCGGTGTCTTGGCTCATAATGTAACCCGGGGAAAGGCAGATGACCTTTTCCGCGCGCTTTCCGGGTGCCAGTTCCGGCAGCTCCCGGGCTGCGGACTTGCGTTCCACCCAAGCTGCAAACTCGTCCCAGAAAGAACAGTTTGCCGCTTGCTGCACGACCTCCGATGTGTAGGACATCCGGGAAGCAAGCACATAGTTGCGGGCTCTGCGACTGCCCAGAAAGAACTGCTCCAGTATGGGTGCAGCGGGCGTGGCTTCCAGCGAGAACTGCACAGGATCCGCACCCAGATACTCAATGGAGAAGGCCACATCCCCGTCCCCCAGTGCGTTGGTCAGGGGACAGGTAGCCAGCCAGTTGAGCATAGCCTGAATATCGGCAGTGTCATTCACTTGGTTACCTCCTTGGCGCGGGTCTTGACAAAGGCGATGAATTCCTCCCGGTGGTCATTGACGCAGCGCTCGCCCCAGTAGGGGCCGCGCCCGTCCTCCCGGACGCCCTGCCCGCAGGGGAGCCGGTAATACTGGGCTGCTGCATAGGGCGTGGTGTGCCGGATCTCGCCGCTGCCCAGCACGGTGCTGATCTTGGCGCTGCCTGCCAGTGCACCGGTGCGCTTGGGAACATAAGGGGTCACCAGTCGGAGAAACTCGCCGTCTGCTTCTTTTTGCAGGCGTTTAAAGCCTGCTTCGGTACGGGACTGGAAGTCCGGCGACCACTGGATGCCCAGCTTGATAGGCTCGGCCATCAGGTTACCTCCACATACCAATGCGGGCAGCGCCCGGTGCGGTTGTCCTGCACACTGGTCACAACGCCGGTGCGTCCGCTGGGTAGTTGCACCTTGTCCTCTGGTGCCAGCGTCCAACAAGAGACGCGCTGCGGCTCCTCTGCGGCTTTGAATGCCGCCGGGGTGAGGAATGTGCTTGCTGCATCTACGAACGCTCCTGTGCCGCTCTGCGGGGCTATGGTGGTGTGCCCCACAAAAATGCAGATCTGGGTGGTGTTACTCGGGTCAAAGCCATTACCGGAGCTGGTGCGTACACCGGATACCTCGCGGCAGCTTACACCGGACAGCGTGACTGTGTAGCTGTTGCTGCCGGTGCCCTGCCGGATGCAGTGCGTAAGGTTGACACTCGCGTTTGCGAGAAGCGGTTTTCTCATAGCGTCCTCCCTCAACGTCTGCGGGGCGGACGGTAGCTTGCGCCCCGGTACAGCATCCAGCGGGTGGCGGGCGCGGAGAGGGTCTGCTCTACGATCCGCAGCTGCTGTGCGCCCAGATACGCCTGCTTGTCCATCCCGGACGCATAGCTTTCAGTGTAACCGTGGTTGTTCACGCTTGTTACACCGTCCCAGTCCGTGCCAAGCCCGGCGGCCAAATGCACCAGCTTTGCCTGACAATCCCGGAGCGCGCCGGTCTGCTCCTCGGTGTCGGCCAGAACGGCAGTCCAGCGGGTCGCGCTGAGAATGAACAGCGCGGCGTCACCGGCAAGCTGTGGGAAGCTGGTCTCGGACAGCGCATCCTCGGGGTACCGGCTGGCATATTCTGCGTAGGTCAGCCAGTTGTCCATGGTTTAGCCCTCGGTAAAGTTGGCCTTGGGGATACTGATCTTGCCCATACGGACGTTCTTATGGTCGAACTTCAGCTTCCAGTTGGCAGCATTGGTGAACTCCTCGTCCGTGGGGGTCTCCTTCTGGATGCTGTCAGCGTCAAAAGAGATGCCGTTGGGATGCAGGATGAAGGAGCGGTTGTTGTACAGAATATCGGTGCCGCCTGCCTTGGCTGCATCGTACTCAGTGGAGTCCGGAGTGATGACCTTGGGATTAGCGGTCAGCACGGAGCCCTGACCCAGCAGGAAGCTGTTGTAGTTGGTGCCGTCATCGGTGCCACGGTCATTCTCGATGACCACAAGACCGTTGATGGTGGGCAGGCTGACTTCCTTCTGGAGCACATTGGTGATGGTGTACTTGTTGTAGTTCAGCAGGCCCATCTTCTTGTACTCGGCCATGATTTTGGAGTGGACCACCAGCAGGCCGAACTTGCCGGACATATCGCCCAGTGCTGCCTGCTGCACGTCGATCAGCTGGTTGGCGGTAACGCCGCCGCTCTTGACCGTCAGAACATGATTTTCCAGACCGGAAACGCCCAGAACGGCGTTGACCAGCTTGACCAGCAGACCCTGCTTATACATACGCCAGTAGCGGCCAGTGTTGCGTGCCACAGCTGCCATGGGATCGGCAGAGGTCAGCTCACGGGTCAGCTCGAGCGCTTTCCAAGCCTTCATGCGGTCAATGCGGATCCAAGACTGCTTACCGCCTGCGATCTCGGTGGGGACGTTGTCGGTCACGCCGTCACGCACCAGCGGAGCATCGGTGTCAGGATCCAGCGGGTTATAGAAACGAATGGTACCCATCACGCCGCCGTTGTCCAGCGAAGCGGCCAGGCTCTGGTCGGTTGCCAGAATGCCGGAGGCGAGGATGGAATCGGAGAAAGTGGCTTCCTGATCCACAAAGCCCTGATAGACCTCGGGGTCAAACGGGAAGCCGCCAAAAGTACCGGTAATGGCCATAGAATTGTTACCTCGTTAGTGTCGTGCAGCCCGGATCTGCGCCGAGAGCTGCTGGAAAAGTGCCGGGTTGCGGGTACGCAGCGCCATGCGCTCTGCGCCGCTCATCTGGAGAAACTCCTGCAGGGACGGCTGTGCACTGCCGCCCTGACTGCGGGGCTTCGGGACGATGATGGGATTACCCTGTGGTTCGTTGCCCGGCTGCGGGTCTGTGCCGCCATCCTGCGGGGCAGGGGAGCCCTGCTGGAAAAGATACGGCTTGTGAGTTTTGAGTGCGGCGAAGGCGTTTTTGACATCCTCAGCCTGATTCTTGCTGTCGCGCAGTGTAGCTCTGTTCGGCAGCAGCGTGATAGCATCCTCTTCGTCCAGTGCGCCCGCTTCGTGGGCAGCTGCGCGGAGCACGCCGGTGAAGGCAAACTCCGCAGCCTGCTGCGTCAGCTGGTTGGTCAGGTCACTGATCTGACTGCGCAGGTCGTTCACGTCTACGCCCTCAAAGGCTGCCAGACCCTGCTGTGCGGTGGTCAGTTGCGCCTGCAGGCCTTGTACAGTGGCCTGATGGGCAGCTGCGTCCTGACCATGCAGGCGCATGATCTCGTTGATCTGCTCTTCGGTCAGACCTTCGATGGCTCTCAAATCCTCACGTTTCATTGTGTTACCTCCCGGTGGGCCTACAGCATTGTTGACGCGCTGCCGTGCGCGTGGCCCTGCACCTCTCTGACACCGGGTGCGTGGTGTGATCTGTGTGTTATCATACCACAGCCTTCGGGCAAAAAACGTTATGAATTTCCGAGCATACAAAGCATACGAAAACCCTATAAATCCCTCACGCGAAGGGTATAAGGCTATTCCTATACGCGTGTATTCTTATTTTCTTCTGTTCAGGGTCTTTATAAGAGATTTCGTATGTTCTGTATGTTAGGTGGCAAAAAGCCGCATCACGCCTAGGTTTTTGGCTGCATACAAACCGAGACGGGTTTGTATGTTGATAAATGTTGCAATCAACTAAATTTTTGTTGCTTTCGTATGTTGCAAAAGAAGCCCCGCCCCGGGAGGCTCGTTCTCCGTGGGACGGGGCTTCTTTGCTGTGTAGCGGTCATTCCTCTTCCGGGCTGATGATGAGCCGGGATCCGTCCGGCAGAAGGAACGCCAGCTGCGCACCGCAGATCGTGGCGGCTTTGGCGAGGTCTTTTGCCGACCAGCTGTCCCGCCGCAGCTTGTTGTTCATGGCCTGCGGGGTGGTCATGCCGAACGCAGCAGCGAAGGCTGTTTGTTCGGTGCTGGTCAGTTCTAACAGGGCTTTGATTCTTGAGGATGTGGTCATTTTAAATCGCTCCTTTCTGCCACAAGGATACGACTTGCCGGGGCAAAAGTCAACAACTAAAAGAAATTGAAAAACAAATCAAAAACAACTTGACTTTGTTTCTACGCAGAGGTAATATACGGCTACCGGAAGAGTCCCGGGATAAAAAATAACGGAGGAAAACGAAAAATGGTTAAATTGGAGATTGTGTATCAGGTGGTCGGCAGCCACGACAAGATCGTGACTAAGTGTCGGGTGTTCAAAACCCAGGCGGCGCTGGAGCGCTTCGCACTCCGTATGGTCGATCAGGATAACTTCGTAGGCATTCTGGCCTACGCTGGCAACTAAGGAGGACTAAACCATGAAGAAGAAGAAGGAACTGCGCGGCCATCTGGGGACGCTGGCGTTCAATATGGACTCTCAGTGGTGCGTCATGCACCGGGAGGACCTGCCGGAGCCGACCCGGCTGTGCGCCGAGGGTCAGTACCAAGGGATGATCTTCGCCCTCACCGCTCTTGGTGGCGACTGGGTACGGGATGCCAAGGGCAAGCACCGGGTGTTTCTGATGGGCGAATCCAGCCGTGACACCGACGAGTACACGAACAAGGAGGACTGAACCATGAAAGAACGTGCATTGACCTACGACCAGTTCATGAAGCTGGCCCGCGAGAACTACGATAAGGGCGGCGATGGCTATGTCGAATGCTGGGACGAGCGCACCTTCGCCTACTTTGTGAAGGAGTTCGGTCCGATCACGAGGGCCAGCGCGCTGGATGCTTTTGCACAGGCGCTGGATCAGGAGAAGGAAGAGCGGGCAATCGCCCAGGCAGCCATGAAGGGGGAGTGGTAATTATGAAGAAGCTGAACATCACTTATGACACCGCAGAGATCGAGAACGGCGAGAAGATCGTCGGCGAGACCTGCTACTCCGTCAAGATGCAGGACGCGCTGGCGGAGCAGCTGCTCCGCGACCCCGGCTCCTGCGGGGCCATCGATATGGCCCACCTCGAGTTTCTGCTCCAGAGCGTGGAGATCCTGCAGGGCCGGAGATTCGTGGACGGCAGCATCAAGCATTGCGAACTGGTGAAGGAGGACTGATTTATGAAAACAAGTGCATTCAACCGCATTTATGCGGAAGCCCAGCACGTCAATATCCAGAGCAGCGAGTGGTTCAACTTCGCCGGATTCTTCTGGATGCAGTGCACCGAGCACCAACTGTCGAAGATGCGGGAGCTGCTCCGGGCACAGGGCTGCAAGACCGTGCAGAAGGACGATGGTGTGTGGTTCGCATTGGACAAGGGCATTCTGATTAAGGCAAATTGAGGAGGGGTAATCTATGAAGACGGTCAACTGGAAGGTGTACAACGAGGCGCTGGGTGCGCTTCAGGCGCAGTTCACTGAGTGGGACTGCATTCGGATTTTCAACACCAACTTTGCCCGGCAGGGCACACCGGTGAAGCTGGGAGTCCAGTGGGGCTCTCTCGGGATCAAGAGCCCGGTGGAAGCTGCCGAGTATGCAAACCGGATCCTCGACGCTGCCATGGCGGCAGAGAACTTCGTGTACAACGGCTATGTGGTGGACTACGGCGGGGGTGATCAGTGATGCGTGGATTCCGTGCAGAGATGGGCGGTCAGCTCTGGCGTGAAGGCCAGACCGAGCGAAACGGGCACGTGTTCCGGTGGGAAGCCAAGGTTTACGCAACTGGCAGCCAGTTCGGTATTAACGGTGGCAGGGTCTCAAAGCTCTGGATCGCTGAGCTACCTCCCGGTGAGGTTCGCTACTGGCAGGAGGTTGCCTGCTTTGACCGTGGCTGGTGCACCCGCCCACTGACCCCGGCGGCAAAGGCTTTTGTGGATGAACTGCTAGAGCACTTCAATTGAATTACTCAATAAAAAAAAACGCCCTGAAGGTGTATTCCTTCAGGGCGTTTTCGCTGTATGTTTACCGGACCTTCTCGATCTCGCCAGTTTCGATGTTTACAAAATATTCGGCCAGTACAGTTCCGCTGCCCAGCACCTTTGCGTCGTGCTCTTCCTTGGCTACGTACTCCTGAACGGTCACGTCCAGATCACCGCCCATCACCATGATTTTTGTGGTGGTGTTGTAGTTGAAATTGACGATGAAGTGAATCTCGCTGTCACCCGTGAAATACTGTTTGTAGTAGTCCAAGGCATACTCGCTCATGTCGAGATTCTCGGCGATGCAGGAGATACGCCAGTTTCCAGTGGCATCATTCCGAACTTTAGTCACGCTGAAATTGACACCATCCAAGGGAGAGGGCTCTGCGCTGGTAGAGTCCGTCTCCGGTGTAACGCTCTCGCTTACAGAACTGACTGGGGCACTGGATGCTACGCTGCTTGCAGTGCTGGAAGCGCTGCCGCCGCAGGCCGTCAAGCTGAATGCCAGCGCGAGCAGGACAATACCCGCCCGGACAAAGTTCTTGATTTTCATAGATGAAACCTCCTTTATTCTGGCCTGAATTATAGCACAGCCCATTCAGGAAGTCCAGCACGGCTCATTTTCTCGCTTGTGCTGCTGCGCTGGCTGCTTCACTGCGTCCAAAGCCGGGCACGCTCTCCCGCAGCTGGTACTGATGCAGCCCGGTCTGGTGGAGGAAGTCCTTCATCTTTGCGCGGGAGGTCGCCAGCTTTGCCGCTGCGGCCTTTTCGGCATCCTTTTGGCCACTTTCCTTTGCCACCAGAAAAGCCCGCTTGTCGGCGCGTATCCGGCGCTCCTGCGCACGCTGCATCTGGGTGGCTTTGTATCGTCCCAGTTCTTTGCCGTTATAGGTGACAGTCGCTGCATTGATAGCAGCCAGCCGGTCGGCAGTGTAGCTGCGTTTGCTGGCGCCCTCCCAGTACATACTCCAGTTGTGGGCGCAGTTAGCACCCATAAAGCCGCGCACATCACCGTAGCCGATGTCGCTCAGGGACAGGTAGCCGTGCTGCCCGCTGCGGCTGACGATCTGTCCCTGCCACCAGCTGTGGTTGGTCAGGTTTTGCCCGCCGTTCCCGGTGCGGGCACCCACATGGGCGTCCAGTTCCATCAGGTCACACTCCAGCTGATCTGCGTTAAACCGGGTGATCTCTCCGGCGGTCTGGTTGATGCCTGTCCGCGCGGCGCGCAGGACCACTACGTCCAGCGTATCGGTATGCCCGCTGGGGTAGGTGATAGCCCCCACGCCCTTGGCTGCCAGTTCGTTGAGCGCCCGGCGGGCGGCGGCGTCGGAGCTGAAGGCACCGCTGGCTGCGTCCATGTGCGCCATGTCCAGATAATAGGCCAGCTGACGCTGGGTGGTCTCCACCATGTTCTGGTTGCCCATCACAGCGCGGGTCTGGGTCAGGTTGTACAGGGTGTTCATGGTGCGCCGGTAGCCGCTTTCCAACAGCTGCTGCGCTTCTTCGCTCTCGCCCAAGGGCTGCAAAGCGCGGCCTGCTGCGGCTGCATCGGCTGCGTCCTTGGCGTATGCCTGCTTCATTGCCTGGGCAAACACAGCGGCTTCCTGCGGGCTCAGCTCCTGCACGATGGCCTGCATCTGCCGCAGCAGGTACGCCCGGCTTGCGCCCAGCGCCTGCGCACGGAAGCTCTGCCACTCTGCGGTGGAGGTGATGCCGCCCGCTTTGACGATCCGGCGCACCATGTCCCGCAGGATGCGCTCCTCCAGCTCGTCCCATGGAGCGGCCATCAGTCCGGCGTAGCCGTTGACCTCGTCCGGGGTCAGCATGGGCGCACCTCATGCTTGCCGCCTGTCTGGGTCACCGTGAAGCCCAGAAGCCCGGCCATGCGCACCGCTTCGTGGTACTCTTCCCATAGTGCCGGGCTGCGCAGGACGCGGGCGTTCGCCATCAGCCAGTCCAGCCGGTCAGCGGCCTTGTTCATGCGTTCTGTTTGGAGCGCCTTAGCCGTCGCCATTGTCGATCACTCCCTTCAAGATGTCCACAGCGCCGTTCTCCCGCTGGATGGCCTGCACCGCCAGTGTAGCGGTCTTTTCATCCTCGCCGAAGAAGTGCTGACGGTACTCTGCCTTGCTGCGCAGACCCAGCCCGACCTCCTGCTGCCACTGGGACATCTCGGTCAGGCGGTCGAGAATGATACTGTCGTCCCACTTGAACGCAACGCTCACGCTGCCCCTGCCGGGCGCGCCCTGCACATGGTCTGCCCAATAGTTCAGGGCGTCGATCAACCCGCGCAGGGTGTCCTCCAGCGCTGCCTGAAGGTCGGAGACGGTGGCGTACAGCTTCTGCTTGCTGTTTACGATCTCGGTGGCAGTCTTTTCCACGTCTGCCACCTGCGACAGAACGCCGAAACTCAGCCCGGCGTGACTCTCTACGTTGCGCAGATACTGGTTCAGACCGGACAGATAGCTGCCGTCTCGCAGTGCGGGCGCGTACACCTGATAGAAAGGCTGACCGTCCACGATGCCGGTGTTGACGTTGATGCCATGGAACAGCCGCTCCCGGTGGTGGGGCGCGGTGCTGTCGATAGCTTCGGGCGGAACGCCGTATTGCCGCAGCGCTTCAGCCTTGGACAGCTGCTGCCCGGCGGCACTGGGCTTGAGAAACTTCTCATCTGTATCCACGGCCAATTCGCCGCCCTCGTACTCCCAGTCCAGCCGGGTGTACTGCTCGTCTGCATCGATGATCTGCTTCCGGGCAGGCTCGAACATGGCTGCGCCCAGTTCGCTGTCTGGCTCAATGCTGTTGACAATGGGGGTCACAAAATAGCCGACCGGGAGCTTTTCCAGCCCGGTCAGATATGCGACAGGCTGGATCTCATCCCACTCCGGGCGGATGCTCAGACCCTCCGGGCTGCCCAGACTGTCCTGTGTTGCGCTGCGGAAGACGAGGTTTACCACCTTGATGCAGGGAAACTGTGTAGGTGCTGCGAGGTCGTAGTCCTCCAGCTGCTCCAGTTCAGCATCCCGCAGATCCTGTCGGCGCTCCAGAACGTGCATCCACTCCAGCCGGTGGTAGTAGTTCTCGTCATCCTGAATGGTGTCGATGAACACGCCCTCGGTCAGGTTGTCCTCTACGTCGTGGGCTACGGGGAAATACCGGGATGCATTGCAGAAGGTGACCCCCAGCTTGCTGCCGCTCTGGTAGGGCTTCCAGATGCCGCTGCCCAGCGCCAGCGCCACCGTGAAGATGCGCCGTCTGCGGGGCGTGATGACCCGCTGCAACTGGGCGTTGATCCAGTCTGCCCGGGCGCTGCCCTCCACCGTGACCTCCAGTTCCAGCGTGGTCAGACGCGCCAGCTCGGCACAAATCAGGGCGGGCAGATCGAGCGTCAGCGTCTCCGGGTTTTTGTCCAGCGGCAGACCCTCGATGGCTGCATCGTACCACTCTTCTATGGCGCGCTGCATCCGGTCGGTGACGAGGGTCTTGCAGCCGATGATATTTTCGATATCTGCGTGGTTTATCATGCGTTCTGTACACCTCTCTTTTGCCAGACATCCTCCATGGCGTATCTGGTCATGTCGATGCTGTGGTTTGCGGCATCGACGTACCCGGGCATCACCTCGCCGGTCTTTTTGTCGATGGCGTATTCATACTCAGAAAACTCCCGGGCTGTCCAAGGGCAGCGCTGGGGGTCTATAACGATCTTTGCACGGCTTTGCAGCCACTTCATGCCGTCGGTGACGGAGGTGCCGCCGTGAGCGGCGTACTTCCGGCAGCCCCGCAGCCGGTAGAAGCCCAGATCCCGCAGTGTAGCGATGGATCTGTTGCCCGCACTGTCTGCGATGATCTCTTCGTTCAGATGCCGTTTCAGTGCTTCTGCCAGCTGGGCATCGGTTTCCTTCTGGGCGCGGTGCTCCTCGAAGATGTATAGGGTCTTTTGTGCGTGCAGGTAAGCCATGCCGCCGAAGTGATTCGGGTCAGGATACCAGCCGAAGTCCAGCCCATAGTAACGCCTGTCAAATCCGGCGATCTCTTCACTGGTGATGGGGCGCAGTTCCAGATTTTCAAAGACAGCGGTGCCGCAGCCTACCACTTCGCCCAGATACTCATGGGCGTAGGCTACCGGGTCTCGCTGCTTCAGGGTCTCTGCGTCGTCAAAGAAGCGGGGACCCAGCCATTCCGGCGGGGTAGTCAGGTAGGTGGTGTGGTGCCGGAACTGCTTGGGCTTCGGCTCCCGCTTGTACCGGTTGACCCAGTGCCGCGCCATGGCGGGGGAGTTGAAGGTCTTAAAGGAAAAGCTGAAAGGACCGCCACGGAACACGGACTGCTCCACGTTTCGGATCTCCTCCGGTCCATCGTACTGGTCGAACTCTTCAAAATGCATCACACCGAAGTAACCGAACGGCACGGCGATGGATTTCAGCTTGCCGGGGTCATCCAGACCGTAGAACTGGATGGTCTGCCCGGTGGGGATATAGGTCAGGGTGTACGGCTTTTTGGTCTGCTTCCACAGGTGCCGGATGCCCATGCGGTCAATGACACGGTTGTACTCCGGCCAGACGCTGGTGGCGATGGTGTTGCCGACCTTGCGCAGGACGACAGCGTGGATGTTCGGCACCCGCATAATAAGCAGCACCACCTCGGTGGCTGCAAAGGTGGACTTGAGCGAGCCACGCCCGCCATCGCCCAGATACTCGTTATACTCCCCAGACCAGATGGCCGTGTGGGCGGCGTAATATTCAGGGATGATCAGGCTGCTCAGTCTCAGCTGCTGCTTGAGAAGGTTTGGGGGCCTCCGTCTTTGGTATGTCATCCACAAACACCACCTTTCCGTCGTATCCGCGCAGCTCCGGGTGTTCTGACCAGTGCTCCGGGTCACGGTTTTTCAGGTAGAAGCACATCGCGCCCAGATCGCCGCTTTGGGCTTTCTTGAACAGGGCGTTCTCCACGCTGGCCAGCGCGGCTTCTGCGCCCACGCTGACCGCGTTGGCGATCCGTGGGTCTTGGGTGCACCAGCGCCGGAAGGTGCGGGGCGGTACGCCGATCTGCTCGCAGATTTCTGCCTGCGTCAGACCGTGCATGGCCAGCCGCTGCAAACGCAGCAGGCCGCTGGGGCTGTTCCATTTGCTGATTTGGGATTCTCGCGCCAAGGTTTCACCTCCGGTATAAGAAAACGGCACGCACTGGTTCCACTCTGGAGGAACCCTGCGGGCGGAGGATGACCCGAGTGCGTACCGTTTTGGCTAAGATAAAAGCCGGGGCAGGAAAGGAGTAGTGAGACCCGCCCCGGCGGGGAATGGTTATTTCAGGCGGACGGCCTTTTCACCGGTGAAGTCCTCCCAGCGTTTAACGATCACATCCACATAGCGCGGGTCGTACTCCATGGTGTAGCACTTCCGGCTCAGCTGCTCGCAGGCAATCAGCGTAGAGCCGCTGCCGCCGAACAGATCCAGCACGGTCTGCCCGGGCAGGGAGCTGTTTTTGATCAGCCTGCCGCAGAGCACCACCGGCTTCATGGTGGGGTGCTCTGCATTGCGGGGCGGCTTGTCGCAGCGGATGACGCTGCTGGGCTTCTGGGTCAGCAGCTCCTGCGCTTTGACCGCCCACTCCAGCAGCTCGTCCTTCTTCATCTTGCGCAGATCCTCGGGCTTTGCGTCATCGATGACGGTGGTCTGGCTGCGGTCGTTGATGAAGTAATGGTTTGCGCCGGGCTTCCAGCCATATAGGCAGGGCTCGTGCTGCCACTGGTAGTCGCTGTGGCCGAGAACAAGGCTGTTCTTGACCCAGACCAGACAACCGTGCAGCCCCCAGCCTGCTTCCCGGAACATTGCCCGGAATGCTTCACCCTCCGTGTCTGCGTGGAAAATGTACGCGCTGGCCCCGGTGCGGCAGGCATCGAAAGCCCGGCAGTATGCCTGAAGCAGGAACTGCCGGAACTGGCTTTCTGCCATGTTGTCGTTCTCGATCTTCTTGCCGTTCGAGCCTTGATAGTTCACGTTATAAGGCGGGTCGGTGAGCAGCAGATCGGCCAGCTGGCCGTCCATCAGCCGCTCCACGTCCTGCGGGCTGGTGCTATCGCCGCACATGACCCGGTGGTCACCCAGCAGCCAGATGTCGCCGCGCTGGGTGATGGGCTGCTCCGGGGGCTCTGCGGTGAAGTCGTCCTCCTTGACCTCCTCGTCGATCTTGATCTGGAGATTCAGGCCGAAGTCGGTCATGTCGTAGTCAATGCCGGTCAGCTCCTGCACCAGAAGCTGCAAGTCCCACTGTGCCACCTCGCCGGTGGAGTTGTCTGCAATGCGCAGCGCCTTGACCTTTTCCGGGTCCAGCTCTGCCGCCACAATGACCGGCACCTCCTGCAGTTTCAGCCGCCGGGCGGCCTTGTATCGGGTGTGCCCTGCGATGATCACGCCGTCCCTGTCCACGATGATGGGGGACTGAAAGCCAAACTCTTTGATGCTGTTGGCGACGGCTTTTGCGGCCTCGTCATTGCGCCGGGGGTTGTTGTCATAGGGGCGGATCTCGTCCAGCCGTTTGTACTCGATTTGGTGTTTCATACGCTCCATGCAATCCCTCCGGGCAATAAAATAGGCTCTCTGGCAATTGTACCAGAGAGCCTAGGGTAAAAACGTTATGACTTACTTTTTGGCTTTCGCCTTGGTGGTCTTGGGCTTGGCCTTGGATGCCTTGGACGCTTTGTCCAGCTTGGCATAGGGGTCTTTCCAGCCCTCGGGGAGATCGCGCTTGTCGATGTATCCGATGTGGGCATCCCACTCCATGGCTGCCACGGAACGGCAGTCCCGGAGTTCGCCGGGGGTCTTGGCCTTCTTGCGAAGTTCAGCTTCGCGGCGGTCAATCAGTGCCAGGGCTTCATCCGAAGAACGGCGTTGCATCATTTCTTTTTCAGTCATGTAAAACTCCTTTACCAATTCGGGGTAATCTGCTGTCTGCCCTTGATCGTCTTGCAGATCGTCAGGGCTTTGCGACTATATGCCACTTTGTAGCGACCGGTGTCATAGGCATTATACCCGGAACTGGTCAGCCAGATCGTTTTTAATTCGCTGGCACCCCACTTGGTACCAGTGTGATTGCTGATGAGGTATTTATAGGTTTTAGGATGCTTGTTCTGGAAGTCTGACTGCGCCTGAAACAAGTCGGAAAAAGTTGCGATCTTTGCGTTTTTGTTCAGGAACATCTTGACCTGCGAACCGTTGTAGCCTGCGTAATTGCGGGCATTGCCCGCCGCGTCGGTATCAAGGTATGTGCCACTTCCGTGGGTGCCAAAAGATGCAAACGCCGTGTCACCAGTTTGCAGCTGTCGCAGTGTTTTTACTGCCGTTGCTGCGTTGCCGTCATAGGGTACGTCACTGTGGTACAGTTTATCTGCACCTGCTTTACGACGGGCTTTGCCAAAGGCCACATCATCCAGAACGTCGGGCTTCTCGTTCGCCAGACCGGTGGCATTGAGCCAGCGCTGGCAGAAGGTGTCGTTTTGGGTACGGTCGGTTGCGATAGGCTGTGCAGCAATCGCTTTGACCGTATCCAGCGCATCCTGATCGCTCATCTGCATCAGGGCCGCAGGGTTGCCCTTGATCTGCGCCAGCAGCTGCTGCTCCCGGGTCTGGGGTGCTGCCGGTGCGGCGGCCTTTGCCGCCCCGCCTGCGCTGCCACCTCCACCCATGCCGTGGCTGCCGCCCATACTTCCACCTCTGCCGCCCATGTGGATCCTCCCTTGGCCGTGAATTTCTCGGTCAAGGGTAACACGAAATGCAGGGGCAAAACGTTATGACTTACTTTTTCTTCGGTTTTGCTTTAGCGGTTTTCTTCTTGGCTGTTGGCTTCTCCATGTGCAGATTGGGGAAGAGGTAAGGGGAGGATGGGGTATCAAGAGGGCGGAATTTCTGCTCCTCTGATTCCAGATACTCACCATACAACTTCCGCTCCGCTGGGGTCATTTTATCTGGGTCAGGATGCTTCTTGAGTTTGCGAAACTTTGCATAGGGGTCATTCTTCGTTGCCATGAGAAATTACCTCCTGATTTATTTTACCACACTTCGATTTCCAACTCAATGACCTTCTTGCCAGTCAGGCTGGTACGAGAAGGGCCGGTGCGGGTGGAACGCACGCCGGTGATCTTGTGGTGGGTGCCTACTGCCAGAACGGCTTCGGACTGACTGGGCTGGATGAACGCTGCCCGGGCGCTCTTGGCGGTGTGGTAGCGGATCAGCACCTCACGGTTGCCGGAAACGGAGCCGCCCTGCCCGTGCTTGCCTGCGCTCCGGCTGCCGCCGGGCTGCGGCCAGAAGGGATTATCCCGGCTGTCGTATGCCGTGGATTCCAGACACTCGTTCTGCCAGATTTGTCCCACCAGTGCCTTGCGCAGCTGGCTGTCGCTCATACTGCTGTAATTCTTGACACCCAGCCGCTTGATGAAGTCATCGTGGTCGGCACGGTAGAGGGTGGTCTCCTGCCCGATGGGCTTGGCCAACTTGTCCACCGCGTCCATCATGGCTTGCTGACGCTTGGTCAAGGGCTGGCCGTTGGCGGCTGCCCAGTTAGCGTTCTGGCTCAGCGCCTTGCCATTGCTCTGCATGACGGGGTTGATGTAGTCGGTCACGCCTGCCGCCAGCGCCGGGTCACGCATCATCTGCCGCTGTGCAGCGCTCTCCATCGCGGAGACCTGTTGCGGGGTCAGGTGGCCGAAGCCATTCACACCGGTGGGCGGACTTGCCTGCTGCTGGGGCGCTGCCTGTGCGGTCTGAGCCACCGGTGCTATCTGAATCGCGGGCATCGCCTGTGCGGCTGCTGCGGGCGCTCCTGCGCCGCCTCCCATGCCTTGGGAGCCTTTCATGCTGCTTCCTCTGCCGCCCATTACAGCGTCTCCTCTCTGGCTCTGACACGAGCCGCCATGCTATGCGGGAATGCCTGCCACGGAATACCATTGCTGCACAGGAGCGCCACTGCCTGCTGCGGCAGCTTGCCATAGACCAGCAGTTCGGCCGGGTGGGTCTGTCGGATCAGTTCCTCCAGTCCCTGCGCCAGCCCCTCCTGCGCGTCCTTGTGGACAAGACAGCCCACGGTGCTTACGGCTACGGCTCCACCGGGGCTGATGCCGTCAAAGCACCAGCGGAAGCTGTCCTCATCCGACCAGCTGGCTGCCGGGATGGCGTGCACTCCGTTCTGCTGGAGCCATGCTGTCAGCAGCTGATTCCGGTAGTGATTCCAGCGCTGGAGCGGGGCAGGAAAGTCGGTGTAAAGCGAGAAGTCCGGCCCCAGCACCAGCGGGAACCGGGACAGGGCGTTGAGGTAGCGCTGCGGCTGCCGCCAGAATCGCTCGAACTGGTAGTCATCCAAGAAGAAGTGCACGCCTGCATTCTCCGGGTGCTTGCAGGTCAGCAGCTCGTTGAATCCGATGAGGCGGTCTACGCCGAAGGGCAGCGGCAGCGGTTTGGTGACGGGGTTGCCCGCCGGAGTCAGCTCCAGACCGTCCAGCAGAAACCAGTTCACCAGCTGGCCCGTCCTCATCCGCTCGTTAGAAAAACCCATGCTCTGTCCTCCTGTGTGTTATCCAGAAGAGCATAGCATGGGTTTTGGGGTCGAAACGTTATGAATTGCACAGCGGGCGGCTGCGGGGCTCTACGTGCGGCGTTTGCTGCTCCGGCGTGGAACTTGCTGCCGGTGTGGTCTTGGCGCTCACAGCGGCGCTGCGGGGCTCTCTGACCGATGCAGCTCCTTCCAGACCCAGACTCGCAGGGTCTCCGGGGAAATGCCGCCGCCGTAAAGCAGCGCCGCCTTGCGCCAGCTGACCTTGCCCGGGCCCAGAAATACGATCTCAAAGACCCGGCGGGTCAGCGGGTCTTTGATGGTTTGGATGAAGCCGCGTCGCTCGGCACGGGAGAGGCGGCGGAATGCTCGGATGCTCACTTGATTTCTCCCTTCTGTTTTGGGTGATACCAGCTTTTGCTGCTGGTCTTAGTCGGTGTTATCTTCCTGCGCTGCCCGGATGCGGGTCTTTACCGCCTGCATCAGGCTGTTCTGGTCGGTGTCCTTGCGGCTCAGCGCCCTGACCACCATTTCGTCCGCACCGCCCTTGACGATCAGCCGGTGGACGATGACGCTCTGGGTCTGTCCCTGCCGGTAGAGCCGGGCTTCTCCCTGCGCGTAAAGCTCTAGACTCCAGGGCAAGCTGTACCAGATCAGGTGGTGACCGCCCTGCTGGAGATTCAGCCCGTAGGCACAGCTGGCGGGCTGCGCCAGCAAAATGTCCAGCTTCCCGGCGTTCCAGTCGGCGGCGTCCTGCCCGGTGCGCAGCACGGCGAATCTGAGGGTGCTGTGGCGGGTTTTCAGCAGCTGGGTGAGCTGCTCCTCGTCAAAACGGAAATTGTAAAACACGAGGGCTCTCTGGCCGTTCAGCGCTTCGAGGAGCTCTTCGAACGCGTCCAGCTTGCACCGATGCAGCTGGTGCACGGTGCCGTCCTCATCGTACAAGCTGCCGTTGCACAGCTGCAGCAGCTTGCCGGTGAGGGACGCGGCCTGCTGGGCGGTGATGGCTTCGCCGTCCACCTCCAGCAGGTAGTCCCGCTCCAGCTTCTTGTAGGCGGTCTTTGCGGGCTTGTCCAATACCACCGGGATGTCGTCGATGATCTTCTCCGGCAGGGTCAGGTGGTCGGCGGCTTTGAAGCTGACCACAATGTCCTGAATGGCCTGCTGCACGGCTTCAGCTGCTCCGTCCTTGGGCTCATAGCTGTACTCGGTTGGCCAGAAGTAGGCCTGCCGGTAGTGGGTGATGTACCGCCCCAGCCGCTCGCCCTGATCCAGCAGATAGATTTGCGCCCAGAGGTCCAGCAGGCTGTTGGGGCGTGGTGTGCCGGTGAGCTCGACTACCTTGTGGATGCGGGGGCGCACCGCCTTGAGGGCTTTGAAGCGCTGGGCGGCGTGATTCTTGAAGCTGGACGCTTCGTCCAGAACTACCATGTCGAAGTTCCAGCGCCGCCCAAGGGCCTTGACCAGCCACGGGATGTTTTCCCGGTTGATGATGTAAATATCTGCCGGTGCGTCCAGCGCGGTCAGACGCTGCTTCTCTGTGCCCAGCACGGTGGAAATGCGCAGCTGCTGCAGGTGCTCCCACTTCTGCGCTTCGTCTTGCCATGTTGCTTCTGCGACCTTCTTCGGGGCTACGATCAGGACGCGGCTGATCTCCAGTCGGTCGTAGATCAGCTGGTCGATGGCGGTCAGGGTGACCACCGTCTTGCCCAGTCCCATTTCCATCCAGAGCGCAACGCTGGGCTTTTCCAGAATGGCGTCGATGCCTGCCTGCTGGTATGGGTGCGGGTGAAATTGCTGCATTGCGGTTTTGACCTCCGTTTCTTTTAGGGCAGCGCGTCAGTCGGCGCTATTTTCGGTCATGCGGTAGAAGCTTTCCGTGCTCAGGTGAAACACCAGCTGCTTCACCTGCTCGGTGGTGCTGATCTCGTAGCAGGGAAATCCGAACTCCGCCAGCCGTCGCCGCCACCAGTTCTGCAGCCCGCCTGCCTTGACCTTTGCCCCGGGGCGCTTGAGTTCCACAAAGGCGATGATACCGCCAGGGAAGATGACCATGCGGTCTGGCACACCCCTGTGCCCGGGACAGGTCCATTTCAGGCACAGCCCGCCGTCATCCTCCACCGCCTGCCGGAGAACGTTCTCGATGCTCTTTTCCAGTGGTTTGTTGGTCATAGTAGTTACTCCTCTCTGCTCTGGGCAAAACATACGAAACATACAAAACATACGGCTTCTCTATAAAACCCTCGCGTGAAGAATATAAGGCTCTCGCGTATACGCGCGTGTATCTTAAATCCTTCTGTTTTTCACTTAAAGAAGAAAAAGATTGTATGTTTCGTATGTTTTTGCCTGAAAACCCGCATCAGCACTCACTTTTTCGAACATACAAACGCTTGCGGTCTTTGTATGTTGCTTGTATGTTCTGTATGTTCGGTGCTTTTTTGGGGTACTTGTTTTCTTCGGGTTTCTTGAAGTTCTCGAAAATCTTTGTATGTTTTGTATGCCGACCCTGTTCGTATGTTCTGTATGTTCACCGAGCCGGTTTCGGCAGGCTTTGTATGTTGGTTTTCGGGCTGGTAGTTACTCCGGCTTCCTGCGCCAGATACGCTGCATCCCGTACACCCCGCACCGCTGTGGATACTTGCCCGGCACCCACCCCGGGAGACTGTTCAGGATGGCGTTGATCCGCTTGGTCTGCACCCGGTCGGGGTCTCTGCCGGTGCGGTCGATGCACTCCCGCCAGACCTCGTTGGCGCAGATTGTCATGCGTTTCTGGGTGGGCGTCTCCACATCGGAAGGGCCGTTTTCCAGCCAGCAGATGCGTTCGTCGATGCTGCGCTTGCCCCAGTCCAGCGGGACTGTCTTGTCCAGAAAATCGGCGATGCTGCCCTCCCATGGGTCGCGCTCGGTGTGCGCCTGCTGCTCGGCCAGTGCGGCTTTTTGCAGTTCGTCCCGGAGGATCAGTTCCTCCCCGGACTTGAATCTTGCCACGGCTTCAGCCCACAGTTGCCCCACCTCTGCGGGGGTCAGATCATCGTGAACTACCTTTGTCCGGCGCTCAAAACTGCAATCTATGGGCCAGTAACGGCGGTTTCCGGTGGCATCGCGGAGGAAATCGGCGCTGTTGGAGGTGCCGAAGAACACGCACCGGCGGGGGTACTGCACCGTTCTGCGGCCATAAGCGGCGCGGTATCTGTCCTCGGTCTGGCTCAGGAACTGCTTTGCTGCTTCGCTCTCGGAGCGGCTGAACGCGGTCATTTCGCCCAGCTCTACGATCCAGACGCCCCGCAGATTCTCGCGGGCTTCCTTGCCGTCAAAGCTGGTGATGCTGTCGTTAAACCAGTCCATGCCCATGCGGGAGAGCAGCAGGCTTTTGCCGATGCCCTGTTTACCGCTGAGGATGCAGATCTGGTCGAACTTGCACCCCGGACGGAAGCACCGGGCTACCGCTGCCACGAACATCTTCCTTGTCACCGCTCTGGTGTAGCTGTTATCCTCTGCGCCCAGATAGTCGATGAACAGCGTATCCAGCCGTTCGATGCCGTCCCATACAAGCCCGGTCAGGTATTCCCGCACCGGGTCTTTTGCGTGGCGACCACCGGTCAGTGCCACTGCATCGGCAGCCTTGTTTACCCCGCTGAAGTGGTAGATGGTCTCCAGATACCAGCGCACGCCCGCATCGTCCTCGTCGCTCCAGTCCCGCTCCTGCGGCTTGTCGCTCCACGGGAAGGGTCCCTTGCACCGCAGCCGCTCCGCGAAGGTGTCCGACCAGATGCGCCCTTTCAAATCGGGGTCGTTCTCCAAGATCACCCATGCGTTCTGGATGGTGCAGGCGATAGCTCCCTTCTGGGTGCGGTCGAGCTTTTCCTGCCACTTGTCCGGGTCCTCAGTGCTGTCCGGTTGTGGCTCGAAGCCCTCCATTGCGTGGTCTACCGCCTCCTGCCGCAGCAGGGTAGCGGTGGGACCGTCATTCTCTGCCAGCGCCCGCATCTGCTGCCAGCTGGGCAGGGACGCGGCAGGCGTGCCCGGGGCTGCGTCTGCGTCCAGATCGCCGAACTTATGGATACGCACCAGATCCCATGCGTTGAGCAGCTTGCCGCCTGCGGGGTCGGTGCTGTGGTGGCTGTAGATGAAGGTGTCGTTGTCGTAAAGCACCGCGCCTGCGGTGGTGCTGCCTGCGGCGTAGGTCAGACGGCCTGCGCCTGCATCGACGTACACCCCGGGGAGAAACTTCTCGATCGCTGCGGGCACGTCGTAAGTCCGGCAGAAAGCGCCCACGACGCCGGGTTTTGTGGTGGGGTCTGCCTGTTTGCCGCCGGGCAGCTTGACCGTCTCAGCGGGGCACGCAGGCCACTGGCGCACATCATGCCAGTCTGCGTAGAGCCACAGCAGGTCGTCCACGCAGATCCGGCTGCCGTCCTCGGTGGCTTCGCAGACCCACTGGCTGTCGCTGCTGCGGCTGGGCCAGTACATCAGGCGCTCGTTTTCAAAGGTGGTGCGGTCAAAGACCACCATTTCAGGATCCAGCATCTGCGCCAGCATCCGGGCGCAAGGCTGGTACTCCTCCGGCTGCATCACGCGATCCGTAGGGAAGATTGCCCGCAGCCGAGGGTGCTCCGGGTCGTGCTTCCGGGTGGAGTAGACAGCCGCCGTGCCCATGGCCTTAATGGCAGCCACCCACTGCTCCGTGCTGCCGGGGGCGCAGTTGTCCATGTCCAGCGTGATCAGGCTGCGCCCGGTGCAGCATCCGCGCCTGCGGCTTCCGTCCCGCAGGCTGCCGCCCACAAAACCGCCCACGTCCTTCAGATCAGCCTGCTTGGCCTTGGGCAGGTTCATGTACTCGGCGTGGGTCTCGGTGCCGCAGTTCGCTTTCATGTGCTGGAAAAGTAGATCCGTGAAGTCCTCCCAAGCGGGGGACAACGCAGCCCATACAGATGCCCAGCGGCTGCCCGCTATGCTGATCTCAATCGGTGTAGCGCTCATTTATCTTTATCCTCCTTCAGCGGGCCGTATTTAAACAATCCTGCGTCCCACTTGGCCTTTGCTTCGGCCTGAGTGTGGCCGCGTTCACCGACCCTGCCGCAGCGGGTACAAACCACTGACCAACCTCCGTCATGAGCGTATTTGCTCTTACGGTATCTGGTCAGTCCAACTGAATCACTGGTGCAGCCCGGCGGGACCAGTATCATCGCTCCACAGGGGCACTGAAACCAAGCCGGGGGGATGGTGGAAACCTTTGCTGTCGTGTCTTTCATCGTCATCAGTCCTTCGTGAAAAAGTCACCGTGCCAGCCTGCGGCGTTCAGGGGTAACCCCCGCGCCCATGGCGGAGTCCGGCTCATGATGAACACCACATTCTTGAGCCCGGCTTCTGGGTCGCAGCGGCTGGGGTACTCGATGACTACCTCGTCGTGGACGTGGAACACTACGCGGTATCCTGCCCGCCGCAGGTTGTCCAGTGCAAAAGCCAGACAGTCACGTCCTACTGCTTGGGTGAGGTTCTCGGTCAGCTTGCCGCCGTAGGTCTCGGCTTCCCGCCAGCCGCCTTTGTCCCATTCCTTGTAAGTAATGCGGTCATCCGGCGTGGTGCCGGGGTCTGCATAGAAAAGCTTGCGCCCGCTGGGCAGCTCCATGGTCAGAAAAGGGAAGGGGCACCCTTGCGCCATCTCTTTGCGAAAGACCACACCCGCTCTGGGTTGGGTGGTTTTACCGGTACAGATGGTGTGCACGGCGGCGTCCTGCATCTGCCGCCAGAGCTTGCAGATGTGGGGGTTCTGCTTCCGCCAGCGGTTCACGATATCCTGCAGTCCGGCATCGTCCAGACCCAGCTGGTCGCCGCCCATGCGCTTCATCGCGCCCACTCCGCCCTGATAGCCCAGCGCCAGCGTTGCCACTTTGCCGCGCTGCCGGTATTTGTAGTTCGGGCTGCCTTTAACGATGGTGTCAAACGGCACACCGAAGATGCGGGCTGCGGTGGCTTCGTAGATCTTGCCGGTGGTGCGGAAAACGTCCAGCACCCACGCTTCTCCTGCCAGCCATGCGATCAGCCGCGCTTCGATCGCAGAGAAGTCCGCATCAATAAAGGTGTACCCCTTGCCGGGCACCAGCGCCGTGCGGATCAGCTGGCTCAGGGTATCTGCTACGTTGCCGGTCAGCATCCCCAGCGCTTCTGCGTCCCGCAGCTTGACGATCTCGCGCCAGTCTGCCTGCTGATCCAGATAAGTGCGGGGGAGGTTCTGGACCTGCAGCAGCCGCCCAGCCCATCGTCCTGTCCGGCTGGCACCGTAGAACTGCAGGGTGCCCCGCACCCGGTGGTCTGCGCCTGCGCTGTCGGCGATTGTCTGGTACTTGGAGTTGCTGGCCTTGCCCAGCTGCTGCCGCAGCTCCAGCGCTCTGCGCACATCGCTGGGCAGCTCACCCCGGAGCGCTTCCTCTACGGCATCCTTGCTCAGGCTGTCCATGGGGCAGCCCCGGTTTGCAAGCCAGCCCAGAAGCTGTGCCCGGCTGCCGGGGTTTGCCAGCCCTGTCAGGGTCTTGAGTTCGGCCTTCAGCGGCATGGTACTCTGCTTCAGCGTATCCAGCGCAGCCTTCACAAACTCCAAATCCACCGCCACGCCGCGCGCGTTCATCTCCACGTCATCCCGCCACTGCTGCATGATCTCCTCCGGCACCGGCCATGGAGCCAGTTTCCGGTCGTTTGCCCGCTCAGCGATCACGTCCATGCCGTTGTACTTGCAGAACAGATGCCATTTGGCGGGGTCGTGGCGGGGCAGGTTGCGGGTGCGCCCGCCGTTTGTTTTGGTGGGCTTGCAGGGCTTACAGAAGTAGCCGATCAGGGCTTTGCCCTCCTTCATCTTCAGGGCATCCTCCGGCTGCTTCAGTGCTGCGCCGAGCGCACCCAGCTGGGCAGGCAGGCCGCAGTAAAGCGCATGGATCATGCTGCATTCCCATTGCTGGAGCCAGAGCACCCGCTGCTCCCAGCTTAGCCCCATGGCTTCCGACAGGCACCACCACTCAAAGGCGGCGTTGTGCGCCCGCTTGGTGTAGCTGTCGTCCAGCAGCCACGGCAGCTGCTCCCGCAGAAAGTGCTTCGTGTCCGGCCAGCTGGTCAGGTCTATCACTCTGGGCGTATCCGAGTTCTCGGTGATGTACCCCAGCAGCAGAATCTGGAAGTTCGGATCCTGCGCGTACCGGTATGCGCCCACCTTGGCGATGTCCTGCGGCGAGTAGGTCTCGATATCCACCGTGATGATCTTCTTCACGGGGTCCTCCTTTCTGATAAAAAGGCCGGAGGCTCTTTGCGGGCCCCCCGGCGTGTCAGTCGGTTCAGTTCAGGAAGTCGGCGTCGTCATCGTCCAGCACCTCGAAGCCGTCCGTGGAGTTGCCGCCGGACAGACGCTCGCCGTCCCGGACTTTCTGGATGACCTCCAGCCCTGCGCCGATGCCCTTGTTGCCGCTGGCGCTGTAAGCGAACAGTCCGATCTTGACGTTGGCATAGCAGCCGCTGTACACCTCGTCCTGATCCAGCACCTCGTTGCAGGCACGGTCGATGATGCGCGGGCGGCGGTTCTCATTGGCGTTGGCATTCAGAAACCAGCAGCCTGCGTAGTTCTCGTCGTCCTTTTCCTCGTCACCATCACGCAGAGGGGACTTAAAGCTCTTCTCCGGGGGCAGCTTGCCGCCCCACTTTGCCAGCGCCCTGGGATCCTTCTTGATAGCTTCGATGACGGCGCGGATCTTGGCCACGGCGGCGGTGTCGCTCTTCTTGATGAGCAGGCAGCAGCTGTACTTGGGGTCGCCGGTGCCGTTCACTTGCTTGGGCTCCCAGATGTTGGCGTAAGACAGGCGGCAGGGGATAATGATCTCGTTTGCGTTCATAGTTAGTCCTCCTCGGGCTTGAAGCCCTCTAAACGATCATAGGCAGGGCGCGGGTCGCTGTCCTTTGCCAGCTTGGGCGCGCCGGGTGCCCGGGTGATAAAGGCCGACATGACCTCGGCAAACTTCTTTTTGCCGAGCATCTTTTCGGCGGCGGTCAGGGAGATGGGGGTGCGGGTGTACAGCATGGCTTCGTCGATACCGTCAGCTTCCATCTGCCGGAAGGCTGCATCCTGATCGGTCCACTTGCGGGTGCTGCGTCCCTGCACCAGCTTCCAGCCGGGCAGGGTGCGCCCCTCCAGCAGGGCGGTCTGGGCGTAGTCCTCCAGTTCGCGGGCGTAGGCGGCCAGTCCTTCGACCTTTTGCAGCCACTCGCCCAGCTCCTCGTCGGAGAGTGCAGCGGGCTGCGGCAGCGGCTCAAACCCGGCCAGAGGACCGTACTTTCCCTGCCAGCCCCGGCAGGCGGGATGCGCCTTGCAGAAGCGGCAGTGCTCGCCGGGGCAGAATGCGCCCTCGCCCCGCCACGCCATCCCGGCGGCGGGCTGCAAGACCTCCCTTGCCCAGCTCAGAAGGTCGGAAAGCGGGAGCTCCCACGTTTCTGGCTCCTCCTGAATGCGGGGCTGTACGATGCTCATGCATACCGTGTCTATGCTCTCCAGCCCGTCAAACAGGGCGTAGGCACCGAGGGCGTAATACATGAGCTGGGGGTTGCGCACCGGGCTTACCGGCACGCCCTGCCCGTACTTGAAGTCGATGATGTGCAGCAGCCCGCCGCCGATCATCAGGCAGTCGCAGGTGCCGAAACCGCCGGGCACCCACCGGCTCACGTCCACCTCCTGCTCAATGAACACCCCCGGACGGCAGGAGAAACCGACCCACTGCTCGTGGAGAAAGTTCGCATAAAGGTTGGCGGCGCGCACCATTTCAGCTGGATCATCGGGCTGACCGTCCAGACGAATAGATTCACCGAGAACAGGAGTTACCCGCCCGGCCTCCCAGTACTTCAGACAATGCCGCAGATGAGCTTCGCACACCTCGTGCGCCCGGGTGCCCTCTGCGGCGTAGGTGCTCTCCTGATCCGGCAGACCTTCGGTGGCTCTGGCGCTGGGGGTGCAGGCAATCCACCGGGCGGCGCTGGATGCGCCCAGCAGGGCGTGCTTACTCGGCGGCATTCTGGTTCACCTCTTCGTTCAGCTTGCACAGCTGCTCCCACACTGCGGTGTAGCTCTCGGGCTTGATGGTGGAGATGCTGGCAGCGCCAGCGTTGGTAATGATCGCCTTGCACTCCTTCGTCTTGCCCTGCTTCATCAGCGCCATGATAAGGCTGCGGATCTTATCCTCGGTGGCGGGGTCTTTGCCCGGCTCAGATGAAGTAGTGGTAGCAGGGGTTTCGGTGGGCGCAGATGCTGCGTTGTCCGAAGCGGACGGCGCAGAGGTAGCTGCACTGGAAGTGGCCGCAGGGGCGGCTGCGGGCTTCTGCGCGCTGCGCTTCGGCTTTGCCGAGGTCTGCGCCTTGGACTTCTCCGGCTGGGGCACAGGCTCGCTCTGGGGCAGCTGGAGGGGAGAAGTGTTCAGCTGCTGCAATGCGGTCAGCAGCTCGGCGGGGGTCTCGCCGTGAATGTGAAGGTCAAATGTCATAGCATATACTCCTTTTCGATATCCTCGATCATAATCTCGTATTTGCGATTCTTACCGGAGCGGCACCGGCTGACAGTGCACCAGAACGTGTTTATGCTCATGCCCAGAGCCTTGGCGCATTGCGCGCCACCGCCGCTGACCAGGAGCTGTTCGCTCTTGCGCTCGTATACCGTGTACTAGTGCATCTTATGCACCCCGGCGGCTCTGCTGGTTTGCGGGCTTGACGGTGTGTTGCGGCAGCTGGTGCGCCTTCTGCCGTTTTGCGCTGCGCTTGTACTGCTGGTTCTCGCGGTGCAGTTCGTACAAGGTCAGGCCAAGGGCAGCCGCTGTACCAAGCACCGCGTACAATACCAGCGGGGCGCGGGCGGCGGCAGCGCCATAGGCGTAGCCACCCCAGACCATCAGCAGCAGGGTGATGCCCGCTTCGGCAAGGTCCAGCGCTTTCATGGTCAGCAGAATGCCGCACAGGGCAAACCCGGCAAGGGTGACCGCATTAAGCTTCTTCATCGTGTACTTCCTCCGTTCTGTCCATAAGGTCTGCGGCGGTTGTCATCATGCTGATGAGCACCCCCGCAGGGTCGGGGTATTCCATGCAGATCGCAGCAACGGCTGCGGTGCAAAGTGCCGCCTGCTCGGTGGGGGTGCCCTGCGCGTAGACCTCGGGGTTTCCGTCCTCGCCGAGCTGGATCTTCAGCATCGGGTGCTTTTTCTTGGTGTCCATGTGTGTTCCTCCTCAGTAAAGTTTGAATTCTTGATCCAGCAGGGTATCCAGCCGGATGGTCTTGCCCCGCCCCTGACCGCTCCAGCCGGACGGGTACTGCTGCGTGACCCGCTTCGGGGTGGTGCCCATCTGGGCGGCGGCCTGCGTCACGGTCAGGCGGATGCAGCCGATGCTGCCGTAGATGGCTCTGTAAGCGTCGTGCCAGGCTTCCGGGCGTTTCATGGGTGGTTACTCCTTCTCAGGTGCAGCGGTGCAGTACCGGGCTTCCATCTCGTGCAGGATCTTCAGCCAGTGCTCGACCGACTCCGGGCTGGCTGCGATGGCATCCATCTTGGTCAGCCTGCCTGCCCGGGTCTTGCTCATGCCTTGCTGGCGCTGCTTGCTGCGGAGCGCTTCGAGCCGGTCGGTAAGGCTGCAATGCTCCCGCTCTTCCAGCAGCGTGTACGCCGCCTGGTAGACGTGCGGACCGTACTGCGCCCCACCCCGGGCCTGTGCGATGCGGGCAATGATCCGGGCACTCTCCCTGCGCCAGCCACCGGTGCTAAAGGCCCCCGTGCCCTGAAGCTGGTTCAGCCTCTGATTCAGCCGGACAAGCTCCTGCGCCTGCTGCTTCTGCTGCTGTTCCAGCCGGATCAGGCATCGCAGCTCCGGCGAAAGCTCGGCGAGGTCGGGCTGCTTCTGGCTCAACTGCTGCTCCATCTCGTTGAATGCGGCGATGTACTTGATCTTCCACTCCAGCGCGGCCTTGCCCGTGAAGCCCATCGCCAGCAGGCTGAATCCGTCCCGGTTCATCAGGTAGGCGCGCTGCGGTCTGCCGTAGCTGTCCGGGATCTCGGTCTCGAAGAACATCTCCCCAAAATTGGGGACATCCCCTTTGAGGTTGTCGATGTCACGGATGACGTGGTCATGGCGTTTGTCGAAGCTCTCCGCAATCTGGCGGCTGGACGCTACCGGCTCACCATTTTGGGTGGCTAGGATAAGATCATTCATGGTTGTGCTCCTTCCGAGCACTCGCAAAAATGCGAGTTCACTTTAAAAAAATTTGCGTGCTCTCCTCAGGGGTGAGCTGTAAAACATCGGCCAGCTTGTGCATCTCGCCAACAGTAAAGGCAAGACCACCGGAAGCCAATTTTCGGTAAAAAGTGCTAGGATCAATGCCGATTTTCTCGCTCACCTGCTGCTGCGTTAGTCCGCGTTCACGAATCTTGCCGCGCAGACGGTTCATACTCGTGTCCATTTGGATCACCTTCTTTCTCTCGCATAAACGCGAGCATCTGCTGCTATGTTACCATGTGCTGTGAGGGCTGTCAAGTGAAAACTTGCATAAATGCTAGAATTTGAATAATCTTAACAATTGGGTCTTGCATTTTTGCAAGACTTACGGTATTATTACCACAGGAGGTGCAAAAGCTATGGAAACAACTGGAGCCCGAATGAAACAGCGTCGTAAAGAACTGGGGCTTTCTGCGGAAGAGATTGCTGCAGAACTTGGAGTGTCTCCAGCTACGGTATACCGGTATGAGAAAGGGGACATCGAAAAAGTCCCGGGGAGGATTCTCCCTGAGTTATCCCGAATTCTACAGACAAGCCCTGCTTATCTAATGGGGTGGGATGACGACCCTTATGACTGGGAACGTGACCCGGATGCCCGGCTTGCCAGCGTCTACGGCCCTCGCTGGGACGCTGTACTGAAAAACTGCGGCGGGGATTACTCCAAGGCGTGGCAGGCTTGGCAGGAGATCGACCGGGAACAGGCCGATGAAGCTTGCAAAACGCGGCAGGCGGATGCTCTGAACAAAAAGAAAAACGCCCCCGTGGCGAAAAGCCACGAGAGCGCTGATTGGAAGCAGAGAGTGGGAGCTACACCGTGCAGTATGGCGCAGGTAGCTCCGCTGCTGGGTACCGTCCGGGCTGGACTGCCCATGTATGCGGACGAGAATATTGAGGGGTATATCCCCATCCGGCAAACGGACGGCGCTGTTTATTTCTGGCTGAACATCCGGGGCGATAGCATGAATGCCGCCGGGATGGACGAGGGCGACCAGATCCTTGTCCGGGAGCAGCCGGAGGTGGAGAACGGCGAGATCGCGGTGGTGCTGGTCAATGGGGATGAAGCCACGGTGAAAACCTTCCGCAGGGAAGGGGAACTGGTGATCCTGACGCCCCGGAGCCTAAACCCCGCCCACCAGCCGCAGATCTACGACCCACGAAAGATCCCGGTCAGGGTGCTGGGCAAGGTGATCGAGTGCCGGAAGGTCTACTGATCTGCCGTCCCATGCCGAGCATACAAAGCATACGAAAACCCTATAAACCCTTCACGGGAAGAATATAAAGCTGTTCCTATGCGTGTATACTCTTCTTTTCTTCTATTTAGGGTCTTTATAAGAGATTTTGTATGTTCTGTATGTTGAACCCCGAAAACCCGCATAAATACTCACTTTTTCCTGTCTACAAGCGTTGCGCAGGTTTGTAGACGGACAAATGTTGAAAACAACTAAACTTTTGTTGAGGCGGTATGCTGCGGCAGGCAGACCTGAAAAACAAAAACGCCCCCGGTGCTGGAACACCGAGAGCGTAAAATAAGCGGCTCACCCTTGCGGGGTCATCGCACACCAACAATGCGATTATACCTCATTTGGGCGGGCTTGTCAAAGTGTACCCTTTTGGAGGTGTTGTTATGGCTGAAACGAAAAAGGCAAAGCGCCCGGATGGCCGGGTGTGCATCCACCGGAGCGCCGGGCTGCCAAAGCCCAGGGTCTTTTATGGTAGATCCAAAGCCGAGGCGGAGCGCAAATACCAGCAGGCCGTGCTGGACTACAAAATCGAAGCTATGAGCCCGAAGGAGAAGCGTTACACGTTCCGGGTGGTGTCGGTGGCGTATGAGGAGTACATCAAGAGCGATGCTTCTCCGGTGCGGCGCGGTACGGTGAACGCTTACTGCAAGAACTTCCCACCCATGCGCGCGTACTTCGGGGACACCCCGATGCAGGATATCGACGCGCAGACGGTGCGGGGGTATCTGGAGCTTCTGAAAACGCAGGGCAAGAGCAAGCACTCGGTCAAAAACGCAAAGAGCGTGCTGTCCTGCGTATTTTCCTATTGGTGCGCGGAGTACCACGGCACCGGGAATCCTGTGCCGCTGGCAAAGCTGCCCGCCGGGTTGCCAGAGGGCGGCAGGGAAGAGCCCACCGAGGAACAGCGGGAGATCATCAACGCCCACCCCGAGGGCTGCGGCTTCTGGGCATGGCTCTTTGAATACACCGGGCTGCGCATGGGCGAAGCAAACGGCTTGCAGTGGAAGGACGTAGATCTGGATGCCGGGGCCATTACGCCGGTGCAGGCTATGCCGTGGAGCCGCAATCAGCCGTATAAAGAACTGCTGAAAACAAAGAAAGCGTACCGCTCTGTCCCGATCCTCAGCCCGCTGCGTCCTCTGCTGGAAGCAGGGAAGGCTGCCCACCGCCCGGAGGACTATGTGCTGTCCGGCACGGATAAGCCCCTTACGCAGAGCCAGTACAGCCGCCGCTGGACGATGTACTGCCGGGACATCGGTTTATGCGAGAGCTACACCAGAGAAGCGAAGATACCGGGCACATCGCTTCGCCCGGAGCGCACTGTACAGCGTCAGGAGTTCCGGCCATTGGTTACTGCGCATCAGTTCCGGCATCTGTTCGCCACCAATCTGTTCTATGCAGGTGTGCCGGATATGGTGGCGCAGCAGCTTCTGGGTCATGCGGATATCATGACCACCCGGCGCATTTACCAGCATCTGCGGGAGGACGAAACGCAGAAATATACCGCTCTGTTGGACGCTTATGTCAGCAAAAATCCTTGACTTTTTGACTCCTTTGTAGTAAAATTGTAGCACTTTTCTGAAAAAGAACGGCAATTTGTAAACTGACAGAGCTTCGAGTCCCCTCCCTCGCACCAGAAGGCAAGTCGGTTTTTGACTTGCCTTTTTTCTATGAGCAGAAGTGGTGGAATGGCAGACACGCTGGTTTTAGGCACCAGTTCCTAGTGAGTGAGGGTTCAAGTCCCTTCTTCTGCACCATGACGAATGTTCTTACAGCATTTAGCTGTCAAAGAACATTCGTCATTTT